CTCCATTGGCAAGTGCTGTATTTGCTTGCTCAGCTGCTGTTTTCAGTGTTGCCAGTTTTTCTTTGGTTTCACCCACAGCCTCTGCAAGCAATTTATGTTTTTGAGCAAGCAGTTCTGTATTGCCCGGATCTAGTTTTAACAGCTTGTCTACATCCTTTAACTGCTGCTGTGTACTTTTAATCTGTCCGTTGACACCCTTTAAGGCAGTCTGAAGTTTGGTGGTATCGCCGCCAATCTCGACAGTAATACCCTTTATTCGATTTGCCACGGCAAATACCTCCTCTCGTAAAAATAAGCATTAAAAAAGCCCGGATTTCTCCAGGCAATGTTGGGAATAAATTAAAAAAGTTGGGAATAAATTTTATCCCACGAAAAAAGCACCAACCATTGCTGATTGATGCCTTGCATTTGCTATTTAGTTATTATCGATAACCGGAAGTGCCGATTGAGTTTATTTCAATTCTGCCTCGATTTCTTCTATCGTTGGCATACTTCCCTTAAATTCCTCTGGAACAAGTTTTGATAATTCATAACTCGAAATTCCCAGTGGTTGACTGGTTGATTCCAATGCATACTGTGCTTCAACCTTATCCATATCCTTACAAACCAATAATCCCAACGTAGGATTATCTGCTTCTGTTTTTAACTGATGATTTACTGCAACTACATATGTGCCTAGCTGACCTGCGTATGAAGAATCAAATTTACCAGTTTTTATTTCAACAACCACATAGCAATGCCTTTGTGTATTGTAAAATAACATGTCTATAAATTTTTCAACTTCACCAACCTCTATGCGAACTTCTCGTCCCATATATGCAAAACCTGTGCCTAGCTCCATAAGGAAGTTGTTCACTTTATTTATAAGTGCATCCTTTAGTTCTTTCTCATCATATCTTTCACGCAATGTCAAGAAATCAAAATTATATGGATCTTTTGTTATGGCCTGTGCTAAATCACTTTGATCCGATGGAAGTGTAGCAGTAAAGTTTGTGATTGCCTTACCTTGTCTTTCAAATAAATCCGTTCCTAAGAAATTCAGCAATACATCTCTCGACCAATTGTTTTCAATTGTCTTTTTTACATAAAACAAAGCCTTTTCTGTATTGCCCTTACACTTATCAAGGATTAATTTATTATGTCCCCACGGAATTCTAAAGATGAGTTTCAAATCATCCCCAACTTGGGGATAATTCTTCTGACCATTCAATTCATCCTCAACCTGGGGATAATTTTCTGCTTCTGGATACAACTCATAAAAATATCTCATATATCTTAAGTTTGTTGGAGAAAAAGATTTTACATCCGGCAAGATTGTTTTTAAATCATCACTTACAGTTTTGTAAAATCCTGATCCATATCCATATTGGTCACTCATAGAAGAAATTCCTTTACCAAGCTTCCAATAAAAATGCAGCATTTCTTCGTTTATCTTTACTGCTGCTCGAATCTGACTTTTTTTAAAGTCATTGGATATTTCTGTTATCCAATTCTTATATTCGTTGTCAGTATTTATCAGATTTCCCATATTCAAGCCTCTTTCCAAATTGTGTCACCGATGGTGTCACAATTATAATAACCTTATATCAATAAAACACACCTGTAAATCAATCAAAAAAATGATTTTTTTCACGGAACTAACCAAAGTTCCATGAAGATTATTATACTATGAAAATGTGAATTTTTCTACTATCAAAAACGGTCATAATCCTCCTGAGTCGCAACTGTATTATAATTCCAATCATCATTGCTGCTTTCTGCATACATATCATTGACCATTCCTATCGTGAGTAAATCAAGGTCACGGATGGAGATACCAAGCTGTACGCATCTAAGCAGAAATAATGGTGTTGTCATCGGTCTGTCAACCCGGCGAGGTTTTTTTTAGCAGTTACATCTGTCTGAACATTTAGTCCCCATAACTCGATGAGTTTCGGAAGTACCTGGTAAATGGAGAATGTATTAAATTCATCCAACCACTCCTCCGGGGTATCAGGAATTGTGCTGTCTGCGTGTTTGGCCATGATATAGGCAATGTTCTCAAACATTTCAAGAGAAAAAGTATCAAGTGTTGAACCTTCCTCTGAGTTCTTATCAATTGCCTTTTCCAGTGCTGACAAATCCTTATAAATATCTCTGTGAAACTTAATTCTATAAATTCTCGGAATGGCGGCAGAGGCCCTGAAAAGAACCTCTTTGCCGTCAATCTCGATTTTTCTTGTCATTCCCATTTATCATGCCCTCCTTACTTCGATGTGCTTGCCTGTGATGCTGCTTTTTCTGCTGTCGCCTGTGGCATATACACGGCCTTATACCAGTTCTGATATGTAGCATCCGTTGTGTCATCTCCAGTCTTAGCCTTTACATATCCGTTTGCAAGTGGAGTTGCTTTCAGTGAAAGTGTTTCTGTCTGTACCTCGATTTCATCTTCATTTGTCTGAGACTCAATGCTTGGACGAGATGCAGCACACTTATACATGACATGACGAATCTTCTTAATATCGCCATCAAACTCAAACATCAGTGCAAAATTAGCAGTTTCTACATTTGCATTTTCCACAAGCACTTTATTGGAATCCAATTCTTCCTTTAAGACATCCACACGGAATGACTCTGGAACCATTGCAATCTCAAGATCACCTTCATAACCCATATTGTTGGAAATGGTGTAATAAGCATATCCATCTGCATAAAAGTTACTTGGCTCGCCATTTGCATCAAGTCCGATGGATACAGCACCTGGAATAGGTACCGGAGTTCCGTATGAAACCGTGTCGTCTTCTGCAATGGAAAGCAAAGCATAATGTACATTCTTTAGGTTGTACTTGACCTTATTTTTCTTGTTATTTCCCATAACAAACCTTCCTTTCTCAAGCTATTTCAAATGAAAACAGGACTTCATACAGCTTTTCTGATTCAATCCATGTTTCCGACTGTGTATAAAAAATACCGTGGCTATCAAGCACGGCAGTTACTTTTTCTTCCACAGATAAGTCTTTCCTATCTGTATAAAGTTCAATTCTTACTTCGTTTGTCTTATAATACACTCTTCCGTCTGCTGCAAAGTTATCAGTACCGGGAATAAGATAACAGATAAACGGAGGGTCTGGACTTTCCCCTTCTGCGAAATGATCATAAGCAAAAGGGATGCCCATTTCTTCAATGATTTGTATCAATTCATCCATAGCCTACCTCAATGCTTTCTCGATTTCTCGCTCCAATGTTTCCACGCCACGCTCCTCGGCAGGTGCAATGTGTGGCTGTGCCTTGGTTCTTCCACCGCCACGTTTGGCGTGACCAAACTCCAATAAATGTGCTAACTGATATTTGCTTGGAGAATACACCGTAACCTCAAGAGAATTTGATGTCTCTTTTGTGGTTTTGGTTGTCCAGCTCTTTGCATATTTTCCAGTATCCTTTGGAGCGGCACTCTGAATATCTTTCTTCACGGAAGTACCTGCTTTTTTCACAGCTGCTTTCATATCATCCGTGGCCATATCTGCGTATTCAGTCAGTCCCTTCATGATTTCCGCAGCAAGCTGGTCGATTTTGATTGTATTTCCCATCACTACCTCCTTACTCTCTGGCACTTAAACTTCACGGATTTTCTCTTATAGTTCATGTGGTCAACGGAGAGAATATTATAGATAGTTTCATTAAAAATAATGCGATATCCCGTACTTTCAATCTTTGACACCAATCGACAATATCTCACAGAAAAACTGATGTCAGAGTCATCAACCACAAGTCCTGCTACAGTCTTTTCTGTTCCACCCTCACCACTTACTGTGGCGTGGCAGGAATAATAATCCTCCCAGGTATTTATGTGATTTCCGATTTTATCTGTCTGAACCGCATTCTTTTGAAACAGTATCTTCACATTCATCAGTGCAATATCCACCTAAAACACCTCCCGTCTGTTCCCAAATAAGAGGGAACGAAGAGTAAGTGTTAAAGTGTGGTGGTCTGCATCCTCACGATGCTCATACAGATAGGCTGTGGCATACATGACTGCTGTCTTTGTATAATGGTCAGTTTTGTAAGACTCCAGACTATCAACTCTCACAATGTCCATAACCATTTTTTCTGCTGCTCCTTCCAAATTTCGGATAACAGCATCGTCATCATCAAAGTCCACTTTCAGATACTCTTTCATTTTCTTAAGTGATATTAGCATTCGTGCCACCACCTTTCATAAATCAAGGGAGCAACGATTCGTTACCCCCTCTGTCTTACTTAGATGCAGTTCCTGCCTTCATCTGAAGAACCTTGATTGCTTCTGGAAGTACAAGCTTACCGTCCACTCTCTTAGATGCGAGGAATCCTACCTGTCCTAAATCGGCATATCTTTCATTGAGTCTCTTGAATGTAATGCCCTGGCGGTCACCAATCCAGTAGTAGGAAAGATCCCCGAAAAGAACAGTCTTTGCACCCGCTGCAATCTCAGGAGCATAAGCACTTGTTACAATCTTCTTGCCAAGAAGTGTATCTGTCTCTCCTTCTCTAAGGCCCGGCTGCCATAAGAACTGTCCGTTATTGTCCTTAAGCTTTCTGATTTCACGGACTGTAGAATCATTAAGTACCCAGATAGCATTCTTACGATATGGAGACTTAAGGCTGTAAAAAAGATCGATAATCTCATCTGCAGTAATTGCTGTCGCACTTGCCGCCTTAACTCCGATATCTGCACCACCTGCAGAATGAAGAATACCTGTAGGTTTCTTCACACCATCACCGATAAGGAACGCCTCCTCTTCCTTGCTTCCGATACGTCTTGCAAATTCCTCTCTGAAATATGTCTCCAAGTCAAAAGCAGAGTCATTAAGAAGTTCCTCGGATACCTTCACGATAGTACCAACCTTATGAGCATCAATCTGCTCCTGTCCGAATACATCATCGCTGTCCCCATAAGAACCACCCTCATCAATCCAGTTTGCAACACCCTTTGTAGCAACTACCGGAATCTTGTGAACCCCATTGGAAGTTGTAATTACATGGGAATGCTCACGAATCACATTGTCTGCTTCAAGTGCCTGGATTAAAGTACGCTCAAATTCATCCGGTACAAGATAGCCACCTTCTGAATCAACACCCTCTGAAAGTGCATTACGAACCTTGTAAGATACACCATCCTTGGCACGAACCTGGTTCCAAAATGCTTCCTTGTAAGCATCAGAAGCTCTGCCTGCCTTTGTATCCTTCTTATTGTTATCAGGCTTCGCAGTAAGAGGAGTGGCTGTTGGTGCGTTCATCTCACGCTCCATTGCATCAATTCTCTCCTGTCTGTCGATTTCTCTTCCGAGATCAACAATCTCCTGCTCCATTCTTTCATAGGTCTGTGTGTCCTCTGCTGAAAGAATACCCTTCTCGTTTCTGTGGGAATCTAAGAATGCCTTAGTCTGCTCCCATGTCTTTGCTCTCTGTGCGCGTAATTCATTAATCTTACTCATTATAAATTCCTCCTTAAGGTTTGATTAGATTGAGCCTTTTTTCAAGCTCATCAACTTTAGTTCCATTTGTTTCAGGCTCTTTTATTTCCCGTTTTGCGGGAATCTCTGCTGCCTTTGCAGGTGTCATATTCTTAGGCTCCGGTTTGAAATGAGTCATCAGCTTATTCATAAGCCTTGTTTCCGTCTCTTTTCCAGAAAATAAATATGCTTCGCTGCTGTCTGCACTTCTCTTTTCATCCGCAAGGATGTCATCTGCAAACCCAAGCTCTACCGCTTTGTTTGCATTCATCCAGGTTTCTGCATCCATAAGATGTGACAGTTTAGAACGGGATAACCCCGTCTTAATCTCATAGGCATTGATAATGCTTTCTTTTACTTCATCAAGCATCTCGATTGCCTTTTCCATATCTGCATGATTTCCAAATGCTCCCGTCATTGGATTGTGGATCATAATCAATGCTGTCGGTGCCATAAGGACAGTCGTTCCTGCCATCGCAATGACAGATGCGGCGCTGGCTGCAATACCATCAATCTTGACTGTTATCTCTCCCTCGTAATCCATCAGCATGGAATAAATCTGACTCGCAGCAATGCAGTCACCACCTGGCGAGTTGATCCAAACAGTAACGGGTCCATTTCCTGCAAAAAGTTCATCTCGAAACATCTGTGGTGTCACATCATCGTCAAACCATGATACTTCTGCGATGGTTCCATACAGTTCAAGCACTCGTTCCTTGCTGTCTTCTGTTTCTTGCTGGTTTATCCAGTTCCAGAACTTCTTCTGTTTCTTCATCTGCGTCCTCCTTCTTTTCTGTATTTGCATAAGCTGCACCGGCTTTCTCAAGCGGCAGCATATTGCCGTTTACCAAGTACAAATCTCCACCAAGCTCCACTGGGATTCTATCCAAATCCTCAAGCTGTCTGATATCATTTGCGCTCATCCAGCCATTCTGTCTGGCTGTTGCATAACCGTTCATACGGCTTGCATAATCTCCTCTAAGCAGTCCCTCAACATTCAATTTAAAGAAATAAGTACTTTTTTCTTCTTCAGATAGGAGTGCACGAAACAGTGACTGCTCCCATCTGATAACCCAAGGGTCAAGCGTGTATTTCACAAACTCAAGTGACTGCTGCTCAATATTAGAAAAGCTCGACTTCTCAAGGTCACCCACCATGTGAGGCGGAACCCTGAAAATTCGAGCAATTTCGTTAATCTGAAATTTCCTTGTTTCCAAAAACTGTGCTTCATTTGGAGAAATGGATATCGGTGTATATTTAAGTCCTTCCTCAAGGACTGCCACTTTATGGCTGTTGGAACTTCCACCAAAGGCAGCATTCCAACTGTCTCTGACCTTGCTTGGATCTTTGATTGTGCCGGGATGCTCAAGCACTCCACTAGGTGCTGCACCATTGGCATAAAACTTTGACCCGTATTCCTCTGCTGCTATTGCAAGACCTATGGCGTTTTTCGCCATTGCAATTGGGGAATAACCAACAAGTCCGTCAAACCCAAGTCCAGGAACATGAAGAATATCTGATGCATCCAGGTACACCGTTGTTCCATCCATAGTCGGTGCATCTTCCGTAATCTTCGTATATTTGTAATAGAGCGTTCCCTTATTGTCACGCTCCACACTCATTCGGTCTGGCATAAGCGGATACAGCGCAATCACCTCTCCCTTGCCATTACGGATAATCTGTGCGTAAGCATTGCCCCACAGCAAAAGGTGTGTCATCAGCGTTTCCCGGAATACAAAAGATGTCATTTCCGGATTTGGCTCATCGTGAAGCAGCTTATACAGTGGGTGACTTAGTGCCTTTTCTTTGCCGCCATCTTCATTGTATCTGTATACATTCAGCGGCAGACTGGCTATTGCTTCTGAAAGAATACGCACACAGGAGTAAACCGCTGTCATCTGCATGGCACTTCGTTCATTTACTCTCTTGCCGGATGATGAACTTCCCATAAAAAAGCTGTATGCACTGCCCGATGTACGATTACTTGGTGCATCTCTCGACTTAAATATTCCACTTAAAATTCCCATATGATTTCATCTCCTTTTTTCAGCCAACTGGCTGTATGTTTTTATTGACAGTTACATCCACTTGGTTGTATAATTTTATACAGCCAGTTGGCTGAATATACATACAAGCGAGGTACCCATTATGGAATTTGAAAGTTTAGCCGGATATGTTATGACTCATTTCGATACAAAAAGTATTCTGCGTGAAAAACGAGTAGTTCTTGGTCTTACGCAAAAACAGATTGCTGAAAGAGCAAAGATTCCACTACAAAGCTATCAGCGTTTTGAAAGCGGAGAACGTAACATCAAAACCGCATCATTTCAAATGGCTTGTCGTGTCATTGAAGCATTGGAAATGAATATTTCTGACTTCTACCATAACGAGTATGCCTTTGGAGAAGAAATTGTATCCTCTCCAGAAGGCCTTCGTTACAAAAAGACAGGAAAACTAATCAATGACGATGTCACAGACTAAATAAAGAGAATGCCTCGGCGGTCATAAACAGACTCCGTATTGACATTCCCACATCTGATTGCGCGGTCAAGTCCCATAATAGTGGCAACTGCTCCATCAATCTTCTCTGTTGATTTTTCCTTGTCAGCTTTAATGTTTCCTGCAGGATCAGTGCGAATAAAAATGTTATCCATCATCCACCGAAGAACCGGATGTCCTCCGTGAGCTAGTTTCTGCTCCAATGTCAGTTTCATCAGTTCTTTGGTCGGTGGTGACATATCCTTAAATCCCTGTCCAAATGGAACCACTGTAAATCCCATTCCCTCCAGGTTCTGTACCATCTGAACTGCTCCCCATCTGTCAAATGCAATTTCCTTGATGTTATATTTTTCTCCAAGCCCCTCAATGAACTTTTCAATATATCCATAATGAACTACATTGCCCTCTGTGGTTTCAAGAAAGCCCTGTCTCTCCCACACATCGTATGGAACATGATCACGTCTTACTCGAAGTTCCAAGGTATCTTCCGGTATCCAAAAATAAGGAAGGATGTCATATTTATCATCTTCATCCATTGGTGGAAATACCAAAACAAATGATGTAATATCCGTAGTGCTTGAAAGGTCAAGTCCTCCATAACAAACACGTCCTTCCAAATCTTCTGCATCCACTTTGAAATTGCATTTATCCCACTTATCCATTGGCATCCAACGAACTGCCTGTTTTACCCATTGATTAAGCCTTAACTGTCTGAAAGAGTTCTCTTCTCCAGGATTCTGCTTTGCTGATTCACAGGCAGCTTTTACCTTATCCATTCCCACGGTAATACCAAGGGATGGATTCGCTTTCTTCCATACTTTTGGATCAGTCCAATCGTCCGACTCATCTGCTCCATAGATTACCGGATAAAAAGTAGGGTCAATCTTTCGTCCTTCCAGGATATCCTTTGCCTTTTGGTGCGTTTCATAACAGATGGAATTGGTATCCGTTCCCGCTGTTGTGATAAGGAAATACAGTGGCTGCATTCTCGCATCTCCCGAACCCTTAGTCATAACATCAAACAGTTTTCTGTTTGGCTGGGTGTGCAGCTCATCAAATACAACCCCACTGATGTTAAATCCGTGCTTGGAATATGCCTCTGCTGATAATACCTGATAAAAGGAGTTAGTTGGTGCATATACAATTCTCTTCTGGGAAGTCAGTATCTTCACTCGCTTGGAAAGAGCCGAACACATACGCACCATATCAGCTGCAACATCAAAAACGATGGTAGCCTGCTGACGGTCAGCCGCACAGCCATAAACTTCTGCTCTCTCCTCTCCATCGCCACAGCAAAGAAGAAGTGCAATTGCCGCCGCAAGCTCTGACTTGCCCATTTTCTTAGGTATTTCCACATAGGCTGTATTAAACTGTCGATAGCCATTCGGTTTCAAAGTTCCAAAGATATCTCTGATAATCTGCTCCTGCCAGTCGATCAGTTCAAATGGCTTTCCTGCCCATGTTCCTTTTGTGTGGCAAAGACTCTCTATAAAAGCAACAGCGAAGTCCGCTGCATCTTCATCATATACTGATGTTTTTTCCTTAAACTTGGTTGGCTTATATTTCTTTAACTTTCGCAATTTATCACTTCCTTCCACGAAAAAAGGACCCCATCGGAGTCCTTCGTCTCAAATAATTGTTGTTTAGATTCTTGCAAATGCCCAGGCTGCCGCATGACCTGCATCCTCGAATCCTTCTTCTGAAATCTCGATGAGATTCAGTCTGCATTCAATATCCCCAAGTCCTGTTTCTTCCGGAGTTTCAATGAACTCATAAATAGCTGCTGTATTGCCGCCTGCATAGGTCATAGGTGCAAATATTACCTTATCACCCATTCTCATAAGGGCATCGCAGCAATTGCTCATCTCCATTCCTATCTTCTCAAGGGTTGTGCAGTTTGGAAATCTGTATCCTCTGTGTTCTGTGTAAAATTCTGTTTTCTTCATGGTTAAGTACCTCCGTTTGTTTTCCTTTTGGCAGTACTATATATCACTCTAAAGGCACATATTATCAAGCAAATTACTGGCAGAAATGCAACAATTATCGCACCCGAAAACTGTGTATTTTATGACTGTCTGTTCCTATGAATCGCTGCCAGAATTTCTTCCTGTTCTTTCTCATCCACACCCATTGTGGCGAGAGCCTCTCTCGTCCCACAGTCTGGGCAGATAAGGGTCTGATTGTCCACTCTTGAAAGAGCCGGTGGTTCATGGTATCTGCTCCCACACTTTGGGCATACTCTAAAACCAAGTGAAATGATGTTTGTGTCCTTCATGACCTGCGACCTCCTCTGCTTTTATTTGTGCCTCGGCTAGGTAATGCTCGTCAAATCCAAAGCTGATGTACCCTTCAAGGCAGGTTTTTACATAGGATAGACTTGGCACTCCAATCTTCCTATCCTCGTGCATGATGTAAACAAAGCATTTTCTGTTTCGCACCTTGCCAGATCTGATGCCCTTAATCGGCAGTATCTGTTCCTTCTTGTAGTAGAAGGTAGGAAATCCCTCATATCGATCAAGTGCCGCCTCGTCAGCCTCTGTGACCGACCACACGGCAACTGGAACCTTGCTGCCTTCCTTTTCTTCGATGGTAAGATATGCTCCAGTCTGACTGCCTTTGAAAAGAAGTTCATATCCTTCAATCTCCGAAGTTCCCATGATTCTTGCTCTGGGGCATCGCATCCTCATTTGTCTGATGTTTAGGTTGCTGCCGTAGGCAATGTAGTATCGTTTTTCCATAATGATGTCCATCCTTTCTGAAGGGGATACCCTTCTACCACCTAAAGACCGCCGCAGCGGTCGGAGGTTAGGTGGCAGGAGGCTATCTCCTGCGAGTCTCATCTGTCGATTCGGTCGGTGCTTCTGCTTCGCAGAGGTGTCCACTGGACACTCGCACCCTTCAAGCAGCTCTTCCGTTTCGGAATGCTGTGTCTCCTGCAAGTCTCTTTGTTAAGATTTCCCTTGCTGTTGCAAATTCCTCACCGATGAATCCAAGGCGAAGGAGCCAAGTTCTCATTGCGTATTTGGGATTTTCGTTCTGCTGTGGTTTAGGGCATGCTGTTCTTACTTCCTTTGCCATCTGGCTAAGTGCTAGGCAAAGCTGAATGTAGCTTTTAAGCTGTCCTGCGTGAAGGCCGTTCAGCTTTCCATCTGCAGGTGCATCGAATTGGAAAAGTCTGAACTCAACTGTTCCCTTTGTGAAGGTTGCATGGTAGTTGAGCATATGGTATCGGCTATCGTTGTAGTGTTGACTTCTGCCGTAGTTTGCTCCGTGGCTTGTGTACCAAATATCTGCAAGGGCTGCCATTGTCTTTGGCTTTCTCTTGTTGACCTCTTCTAAAAATCTTTGGTCAACCGTTCTGCAATACCTTCTCATTCGGTTTCTGTCAAGGTTCAAGGCATCTGCAAGGAGGCTTTCGTGGCTCGCCATAATGTTTGCAAGGTTTCTTAAGGTCTGTGGTGTATGCCCCTTCGCTCCGATGTGAATGTGTACTCCGCATCCTCTTGTTGCATCGCTCTTTGCTCCCGCGTGTCTAAGCTGTCTGATGATTTCCTGCAAGGACGGAATGTCATTGTAGTCAAGAATCGGTGTTACCAATTCGCATTTTTCACTGTCGCATCCGGCAATACTGACATCCTTTTGGAATTTCCATTCTCTGCCTTGCTCATCCCAAGCTGACCAGGTTTCGTATCCGTTTCTGCTTGCTGTGTATCCATGTCTGTATGTTCCGAAGTAGGTGGTTGCAATCTTCGCTGCTTTCTCTCTTTTGATGCTGTTCATTTCAACCTCAACTCCGATGGTCTGCTTTTTCATTTCTTCAATCTGTCTTGCTGTTTTTTCGTTCATGGCTGTACCCTCCGTGTGTTTGTTTTCCCTTTCGGTAGTACTATATATCACTCTAAAGGCACACATTATCAAGTCACATTACTACACAAACATCCACCTTAATGCCTGGGCAGATATTGTGTATTTTATGCCTATTCTTCATCAGTTGCTGTGGGCATTCCAAGGGATAATTCTACATAGATTTTGCTGTATCTCTCATGCTCACTGCCTTCTGATCCTGCCATTGCTCGAAGGTAAAATTCAATGGCATCCTTTCTGCTGTCCCATACCTTGGTATCGCCATAGCAGGTGACGATCACTGCATCCAACTTTCTGCAGCTATCCTCGCCATAGACTACATTCAGCCC